TGTGTATAAGAGACAGCACCCGACCGACCCGAACCCCCATCGCCGATCGTCCGCGCCGACGTCCACGCCAACGTCCACGCCACGCCCGCTCCGACCGCGGGCGCCTGGCAGCCATGTCCGCTCCCGATCCGCTGTTGTGTGCATCCTGTGAATTTCCTCCACGCTCACCCGATCCGGCATATACTGAAACCGTCAACAGGGCAACGAGTGAAAGGAACTTTGACATGAACAGCTTTGCCCAGGCCTACAAGATCAATCAGCTCAAGAAGATCCAGGAATATATCGATGATGGACTCGAGCTCCTGCGTCGCTCGCGTGACTGCGACGATTCCGATGATCTCGCAACTCCCGAGGAGCTCCAGAACTATATCGAGACCGTCGAGATGGATGTCCTCGCGCTCCAATACTGTGAGACCTCGGAACTCCCCGACTATGCGCTCAACGCTGCACTCACCTCGACGATTGCAGGCCTGCTCCACACCCGTAACTACCTTGCAGCACTCTAGTTTGTGTGCATTCCGTGAATCCCGCGGAGCCGATCACAAAGACCGGCCCGCGGGGTATATTGGGAAGTGTCAACACGAAAGGAGTTAGATATGCTCAATGACAACACCCGCTATCTGTTCGCCGCGCTCGACATTCCGCGTAGCGAAAGCTGGGAGATCTTGAACCGTGACGGGCTCACCAAAGCCCAGCGCCTCATTCAGCTTTGTATGGCATCTGAATGCGTCGCGGTTAGGAAGATCGGCGAGCGCCTAGACGTCGAGCATTTTGCTGTGTACGAGGGCAATGATTATAAAGCTATGGCGATTATTGAGCTCTTTGACGAGTTTGTCGATGGCGTTTATATCACAGATGATTCCGGGGACTTCCTCCGTGTCGTTCTCAAGTTGTAAAGGAGTATCCAAAATGCGCACCCCGTTTGTCGAATCCATCCTTGCCTGCATCGTGATCGTTATTACGTTTGCGTTCTGCGCGTCGCTGGTTGAAGCCAAGATCAACGCGCTCGAGACCACGATGTTCGGACGCTTCACGCAGCTCGAGGAGCAGATCGCCAAGCATGATTCCAATTCCTCCGCCGCTCTCCACGGCTATTATGAGCAGATCATTGAGGAGCTGAACAAAATGTAAAACTAAAACACCGAACAGAACTGACAGAAAACAAACACAAACGAAAGGTATTACAATGTTCGATTTCAAGAAGCTCAACAACACCTCCGACGCGCAGGATTCCACCAACGCTCCGCGCCGCACGAAGGGCAACCTCGCGGATCTCTGTAACGGCCAGATCTTCCATATCGACGGCAATTTCCAGATTCGTTCGAATAACTATGGTCCGTACGCCGTTTTCTACGTGGTTGAGGATCCGCAGCATCTTTTCTATGCCGGCAAGCGTATTACAAAGATGCTAACCGATGTTGACGGTGCAGGCGCCCGCGCGGAGCTCTCCGATCAGCCGGTGAAGTTCGTCGCGAACTCCGCGACGTTCGATGACGGCCGAACCGTTACTTTTTACGACGTTCAGTTCGTTTAATGTGTTGACTTTATGAACTGATTGTTCAAGCCCTTCGTCGATCCGATTGCTGCCATAATGTAGACAACGGAAGGCGAAGGGTTTTCCACTACAGAAAGGTTTTAAAATGGCTAAAAGGTACAAGGTTAGCGTTCAGAAATACCTCTACGAGTTCCACTATTACGGAATCACCGAGACGGCGATCGATTGCTGGGAGATTCCCGGCCGCAACGATCTCGAGTTCGATAAGTTCGTCGATGCTGCGGAGTGCGCTTACAAGATTTTGAGCGAGAATCCAGTCACCGTCTTTCAGTCGCAGGACGATCGTCCCACCGTTAGGCGCACCGTCGCGATTGTATTCGATTGCGAGAAGGCTCGTTCGATTGAGCGTAACTACAGAAAGAGCGACCTTTGCCCGTTTAAGCCCAGCGCCGTGACGACTTTTGAGAACATCACCGCGGAAGCCGCGCGAACGCTTGTGGACCATGCACAGCTGAACAACTAGCAAAACAAAAACCCCGGCGATCGCGAGACCGTCGGGGTTTTTCATGCCGATTGCCTATGCCTAGGCGTTCTGGATCGTGACCTTCGCCGATGCTGTGAGCGGGGTCGTGGCACCCTCGGGATTGAGATAGGTGCTCGTGGCGGTCAGGTGGATCTCGTCGCCGTTGTCCAGGCCGGACTTCTGAACGTGCAGCACGTTCTGGCGATCGACGTACGTGCGCGTGTTAAGCGGCAGCGCCTTTGCGGTACCGCTCGAATCACCGGCGGGGCGAATAGCGCTGATCTCGTACGTGACGGAATCCGGCGCAACCTCGACGGGACCGCGGTACTCTTTCGGGGCGATCGTGCCTGTGAGCGTCGGCGTGATCTTGATCGTACCGCCGGGCTCAACGTTGGCTTCGCTGATCGAGAGGTTGAGAGTCTGCGGGGCCATGGTGACCGTCGGGATCTTCTCGGACTCGGCCAGCGAGAAAACGACAATCGGCACAAACGGGCTCGCGGAAATCGTGCAGATATCGAAAAGCCAATAGTTCGTCGCGAGGTTGGACGGGTTGAACTGGCTGGTCGTGGTGTATTCCTGCTGGTAGCACTGGAAGAAGTCCGTAGTCGTGAGGATCGCGTAATCGTCGTCATTGAGCGGCCACTTCTTGTCAGGAATGACCTTCAAGCGATACTGAATATCGACCTTGTCCAGATTGTAAGCAGCTGCGAGGCTCTGGACGTTGGTGGCCGCCATGGCGCTCGAGCGGATGAACAGAACCAGCTCGTCCTGGTTGGCGAAGACCGGAATCTCAGAAAGCGTGTACTCCGCGCTTGGCACAGTGAAATCGTAACTAAACTGTTGCAGAGCCTGGAGCAGTTCATCACAGCCGGCCTTAGTGGAAGGTGCGGTGCCGAGCTTGTGTCGCGGGAGCCCGTAATAGTGATCCATGCGCGGGAACAGCTCTAGCATTTCTCCGTAAATGTCGTACTCGTCGGCGTTCATCGGCTGAGCCATGATCTGCGCGATCAGCTGATTCAGGCCGTATTCCTCCGCGAGCGCTCGACGCATCTGTTGGCGCGAGACGGTAATGGGGTAGGTGAATTCGTGATTGATCGAGTGGAAGGCCTGCAGACCGTCGGGATAATAGGTCTTGAACTGATCTTCGGCGTCCATATCAAAACTATGGCCCTTGATCCAGCCCAGCATCGTCTCTGAAACAGAATTTCCGTAGTAGAGCTTTTGCTTGAAAAACTCTTTCAGCGGATTATTCCAGTGCAGCTGATGAATGAAACTGAAGCCGATGCGCTGGATCATAAACTTCGCGAAATCGTTATAGATATCGCCGTTCATAGGATCGAACAGCTTCTCAACGGTCGCCGTGCCCTTAGAGTCAGGGAAGCCGAGGCGCTGCTGCACGTCGGTCGTGCCGCTGAGCAGGAAGCGGCCGAGAATTGTAGAATTGGCAGTTGCCATAAAACTCCTTAGATCGACAGGTCGAACTCGTCAACGTCGGGAATCTCGTCGAGATCCACGTCCGCGGGCGGCTCGTCGTCCACGTCGGCGGATTCGCCGGCGGAACTGATAAAAATTGCGATGTTTTTATTCATCTGCTCGATCATCTTGGCGATACCCTCGATGCGGTCGCGCAGATCCTCGAACTCACCCTCACGGTGAGCCTCGCCGGGGGTCTCCTCGGGATTCTCGTCGATTTCCTCGGTCTCCTCCGGGGTCAAATCTTCGTTCTCTTCGTCCAATTTTTTCCTCCTATCAAATGAAAAAAGGGCCAGGGTAAAACCCTAGCCCAAGTATACAGCATTCGTGTAAATTTTGCGAAAAGGTTGACATACCACCCGCGTTCGGGTCCTACTCAAAGGCTGTCGTTCCGACTCGCGGTGCTCGCAACGTTTGCACATGCCATATATTTCTAGTGTACACCAAACAATGCGAGAACGTCGTTGAAGTGCTCGCGCGTGGCGGGCGTATCGTACCGCAGAATACCGTAGCAGTACAGATCTGCGAGATTCTGAAGCGTCTTGTTTGCTCGTTTTGCTACGATGTAATTAGGCTTCGAATCGCTTGTCGAAAGAGCGTACACGACCGCATTTGGATCGTTCGGGATCTTCGTGTTGATATAGTACAGCCCTTCTCGCAGATCGCCCCAGACGCCAAACCGCTCGCCTCGATACACGACTCCGAACGAGAAGCGCGCGCTGCTCGGTTTCTTCGCGATAAACTTGCCCGCGTCGGACTCGAACTCGTTTCCATAGTCGCCGGCGCGTGCGCCCAGGCGTTCGGCCATTTGCGCGCTGTCGGCCTTAACCGCGAAGTCTCGAGGGTTGGGGTAGTAGAAATACCAGGACTTGCCCGCGAACCAGCGCCCGCCGAATTCCGGCGGCTCGGTTATGCCCAGCTTGGCGAAGTACGGGTTGATCAGATCGACCGCGTTGCCCATCAGGTAAACGCGCAGACGCGGACGGTCGGCGCCGTCCTTTTCGCTGTAGCGCTGGAGGGTGCCGATTAAGTTCTGAAACAATGCGTACTCGTTCGGCAGGTATCTTGTATAGGTGTCGATCGACTTGTCGATCAGGGCCTCGTCGAACACGACGCGCCGCAGCTTGTGCATCGAAGCCTGCTTATAACGTGTTGCCTTCGATAGCGGAATGATCCGCACGATGTCGGCCCATTTATTTTTCTTCTTGCCCTCGGACTTCTTGCGGATCTTGATCAGGTTTCCGCACGTCTGGAATTCGTAACCCTCTAGTTTAGCTTTAAGGTTTTGGTCCTTCGTCTCCGCGGCGATCTGCCCGAAATAGTCATTCGCGACCACGCTGATGTCATCCTTATATCGCACGATCGCGATATGACTCTCGCCGTTCGCAAACCAGTCGCGGAGCATCTGCTCGCGGAGGCCGAACGTCTTTCCGAGCTCACGTTTGGCGATGATCAGATTGAAGGGCGCGTCGTAACTCAAAACGTCGGCCCATTTTATGAACCTTGGTTTATCCATAATCTCTCCAAAGAAAAAGGGCCCCAGCGCAGAAAGGAGAAGACGCCGGGGCCCAGTTCGAAAGGGTGTTACCTAACTATAGCACATTACTCTGAGGATTTGCCGAACAGCGCCAAAAAACCTTTTTCGCGGAGTTCGGGGTTGATCTTGCAGATGTTCTCGAGGATCGAGACGACCTCGGTCGTCACGATATAGACGACGATCGCTCCGACCGCGGGCACCTGAATGCCGAGCTCCATGAATGTGCTTGCGATCTCGAGGGAAGCGGCGAGCGCGAACGCCACGAAGAAAGCCAGCTTGTGGGTCATGCCGTCGCGCATCTTGGAGCTGTTGACGCTCTTGGTGGCAAACGCGGCGATCAGGCCGCTGATCACGTCGAGCGCGATGAAAGCGCACATGACGATGAACGGGGTGGCGAAATGCTCGAAGTTCATGCAAATCAACCCCAAACCAGCGCGGCGGTGCCGCTGATCGCGTAGGTGCCAGCGGTTGGGGCTCCGTTGAATAGCAGTCTGAAAGTAATCTCACGCTCGTAGTTTTGTTCAGCGATTACGTAGGTCGTGCCGGCACGTACATTATTGAGATTAAATTGTACAGGATTAGTTCCCATTCCGGAGAATTCTCCCTTCGGCGAGAAGGACGCCGCAGCTTTGCAGATGTCTATTGCCGAGGAAGATCCATCGGCGTTGAACTTAAAACCCGCAAAATCAAGGAAGATCACGTTGCCCCAGCGGCGAGCGGTCAGATTAGCGACTGTGCCGGGGTCGGTAAAGTCGGTGAGAGTAACCGGAGACGCTTGCCCGTTAATATAGGCATTAGCTTGATCGACGGTGGACTTCATCGAAGCGCTCAGCTTCTCGTAAGTCACGGCCTCGGCCGCGATCTTGGCGGTGGTAACGGCGCCGTCGACGATCTGCGCGGTGCCGACGGAATTCACGGGCAGCGTGATACTTGCGTCATCAATCGAGAGCGTTCCGTCGGGCTCGAGTCGGAAACCGGAATCGGCGGGGACGATCACGCCGCCCAGGGTGGTGTTCGACGCGGGCGGGAGGACGTAGGTGTCGGCGTCCGTAGAGATCGTACCATCACCCGCGATGTTTACGTTGGCACCGATACGAACCCCGCCCAGCTTGTTAGACGTCGCGGGCTCGAGCTCGAACTGCGCATCGCGACCCAAGATCTCTACCTGCTTCATCTGCGAATCGATCGCATTGGCGAGGTTATTAATGTCATTGGCGCCGTCGAAACGCGCGGCCGGGTCGATTTCCGGGAAGTTGTAATTCGGTGTTCCCATGTTTTTTACTCCAATACGATTGCAAAATTATTAACCGTGCAGTAATGATTGCCGTAAAACACAGGACCTGTTTTTCCGTACAGCTCAACATTGTCAGCAGGTTCCGTGATCGTGGCGTTTGCAAAATCTAAAATAAAAGTTCGATAGCCGAAAACACTATCAAAGTTGCCTCCGCTCCCCGCACTCAAAATCTTCAGCTGAAGCGTGACTTTTCCGGATCCGAGGGAGCCGGGCGTGATTTCGGAACTATCACCGCCGTTATACATTTTATAGGTCTTACCGATACCTGTATCGATTCCGATGCCTCCAAGGGATTGGATAGACGCGACGATAAAAAAAGCGTGATCCGTCATTTTGTGGAGCATAAATTTAATGCCCTCCCAGCGCTCGCCACGGATCTCGGTAATCTGACTAGTATTCCACATCTGAGACGGCAGCTTGAGCTTATTAACCACCGTGGAATCGACATTCCTCTCCTCGACCGCCGGCGTGGCGAGTTTTGCCGTTGTGACGGCGCCCGGGGCGAGATCGGCAGTCTTGATCTGCTCGGTGCCGGAGAAAGCGCCGGATCCGATGCCGATACGGCCGTCCTCGGCCGCGGTGATGTTACGGCCTGCGACGATTCCACCGAGCTTCTTGTCGGTGGCGGGCTCGAGCTTGAACGGCTCCGCCGATCGCGTAATCAGGCCGTCTGAGTAGACCTTGAAACCGTGGCCCACGCGGACGACGCCCAGGGTATCGCGCGATGCGATCGGGGGCTCGTACTCATCGCCCTCGAAGCCTTTTTGAATGCCGTGCAGCACGGCGTCCGTGGCGGTCGCCAAACCGTTCACGGCGTCCGGAAAGCTCAAAGTGCTATCCGGATCCACTTGGGGGAGTCCGAAATAAGTAGTTCCCAAAGTTAAATCACCTCAATGTAGCCGGGAGTTCGGGTGTCAATCTTCTCGGGATCAGTGTACTTGATTTGCTCGGCGCCGTCGCCCCAGATATCGTTGGAAATCACATCGACCTCGATATAGGTTTTCCCATTGTCCGCGAGCTCCTGCCACGTGTGGCCCGTGTTCGCGAGCTGTCGCCACGTCATAGCATGCACGCGCAGGGTGTCGTACATCTGCTTGAAGATCGTGTACATGTAATCGAAGCCGCCGGAAACGGGGTTCCTTGAGCGTCCGCCGACCTTGAGGCCGTCGAGCATCGCGGCGATCGCGTCGACGCGGCGCTGGAGCTCTCGAATGCGTAGCGCGAGCTGCTCGTCCTCTCCATCGAGCTCGTTGAGGGCTTTCGCGAGATCGTTCGCATAATCCGCGAGCTTGCACAGCTCGAAGAGGATCTTTTTCAGGACCTCCTCAGAGCTGTAGGCGTTCTGATAGAACGCCGGGATGCTCGGCGTGAATTTCGTGAAAGCCGAATATGGCACTAGTGGGAACACAGAACCTCCAAAATTAGAAACCGTTGAAGTTGACGGCGAAGAGATCGGAGAACAGGACCTCCAGCTCGTCCAATATCATCACGTCGACATCATTATAACGCTCCGCAAAATCCACATACTTATCGAGGTTGTCGCCGAGGCTGATGTCCTCGTGCTCCTCGTCGGTGGCATTGCTCGCGTAGTCCTCGGACTCGCCGTTTAGCAGAGTCGCGGGGAAGTCTGAGAATACGTGGCGGCGCTTGCCGTAGTCGTCGCCTGTCTGGAAGATCTCGAACTCGCCGGACAGCTTCTCGTACAACTTGTCATATTTCGGCATGATCTCGTTGAGCTTGCGGATGAATTGCCGGCGCCAAACGGCGGGGGGCAGGATACCGATTTCGCGGAACTCGAAACGCGCTGCAATCTTCTTTTGAAGTCGGTCGCGCTGCTCCTCGTCGTACCAGTCCCAAGCCCACGCGGGGTCGTCCCAGTCGATGAATCCCGCGTCCTCGAGCTCCGCCCACGTGAGCGACGTGGCCGCGTGATAGTCGTGCGGCAACTCGTCCGCGGTGAATTTAAACGGTTCCATCAGCGCCTTCCTCCATATTTGTCAGCTTATTGTTCTCGGCCTCGAAGTTATCAGATCGATAATCTTGCGCCCATACGACCTCGATCGCTTTACGGTCGGCGCGCGCCGCGCTCGAATAATTGAGCCGGTTCCATGCGTCGGCGGCTTCGCGTCGGCAGTTGAGCGGATCGAGTCTCATGATCTCGGAGCTCGCGTTCTGACTCTTGACCTCGCCGGTGATCATGCGCTCGGTCTTGTTCTCGACCGAAGGGATTCCCAGTAAACGGTAGATGTCATCCCAGAGTGAACGCTTCGCGGCGTCGATCTCGCCGGCCAGGCAGGGCACACCGGTATTCACTGCCTCGATTTTGATATGTTCGGTCAGGCTCGATAGGCCGACGATTGCAGGCTCGCCGCCCGCGATCTGCTTGAACACGTTCGCGATGTCGGCCTTCTTCTCGTTGGGACCCGTGATCACGTATGGATTTCGCTGCTGAAGCATGTTGATATCGAGTGTGCGGTCGATTGTCGTAAGGCGTCGCGCGTACATATCGAGATGTCCGGCCATCGGCAGACGCATACGGTTATCGAATACCGGTACCGCGTTCGTGTCGTCGCACCCGAAACGAAAACCGTTGTTTCCGAGGGCATCCCATTTAGTGGGCTTGTCGTAGACGTTCGGCGCGCCTTGGTATACCAGCTGCATTGAATATACAAGGTCCTCCGCACCGTGTGGGTGCGCGAGCGTCGCCATGCCGTTGAAGAACAGGCACCATTCAAGATAGCGTTCATCGCACGACGCCGGAAGGTTTATCCACTTGAAACGGTTTAGCGCTAGGGAGATCAGCCATTGCCGGTACATTTCATAAACCCGCGTGTTGAAAGCGGCGCTCTGAAAATAGACGTCCGACCCCGGCATTTTCTCGTAATGCTTGCGTTTCGACTTGCTCATTTCTTCACCTCCACCGTCACCTTGACGGACTCGTTTTCGAAAGCCGAGATGTTCGCCGCGACATCGTCTACAATCGAGCGCCCACCGCGGGCGTACGCGTTCCACGCGGGCGCATCACCATAGAACAGATCGCCGTCGAGCTTCCAACCGCCAACCGGGCAATCGCTCGCGAACTGCCACGCGACGACGTTACCGTCGGCGCCTGGACACTTCCAACCGGCCGCGGTGTCGTGCGTCGGGGCCGTCACCGCCGGGTAGCTCGCCACCCAGCGCGCACAGTTGGACTCCACGCCGCCCTGATTGAAGCGCCATGGATTAGCGTAGATCCACGGCCAGACCTTCGTCAGGTTGTGGTATTGCCTCACAAATTGATTTACCCAATTGACAGACTGCTGGCCCTCCCAATCGAGTACCGGCACGCCCTCACCGGCGTAATTCTTCGTGTTTTTGTAGAAGTAATCGGCCTCCGCGATGGGATCGCCGGCGCCTGCGAAATGGTAGAAACCCCAGAGCTTCCCGGCGCCCCTCGCCTTTTGAATGAACCCGTCGCAATGCGGGTCAACGTAATTAAGGCCCTCGGTGGCCTTGCAGATCACGCCGTCGACGGGGGCGGTGGCGGGGTCGAACCCCGCCTGCCAATTCGATATGTCGATGAATTTGAGCATGCTAGACCGCCCTCAAGTTCACGGGCGCCGAAGTGAGCTTAGCGAGCAGCTCGTCGGCTGCGCTCGCCACCGCGGCCTGTTTCTCGGCCAGCTTCGTGAGCTCGCCGTCGTAGAGCGCGGCACGTTCGGCAGCGCTCGCCTCCTTCGCGGCGATGTCGCGCTCGGCCGCGACATATTGTGCAACCTCTCCGTCGCTGAGGTTAGCGAAACCGTTCTGCTCTACCTCTCGATAGATTTCATCAATTGTCATAAATAGAAACGCCTCCAATTTCGTCGGGATTCGACCAGATTGTAACACCTGCACGAAGAATCCGTTTTATCTGCTCCTGGGCAGACTCGATCACGCCCGCGCCGCCGGTGAGCCACAGATCCTCGCATTGCCAGTAAGTGAAGTGCTGCATGAGATTGAAGTCGGTAAAGTTCCACAGCTGACCCAACGTGTAGCCATACCGGAGCATCTGATCGGCCGCCGGGGCGATCTCGCCGGGCTTTTGAGTCTTCACCTTCACCTGCACGCCGCGCCACTTGAATTCATCGGGGAGCGGATCGCCGGCGTACTCGCCAACCTGGATAGGCGGATCTAGTCGGTGATCGAGATAGCCCTGGCGGATCATCTCGAGCCCCGCGGTGAGCGTGCGCTGAGCGTTCTCGACGGCCTGATCGCGGGAATATCCGGCATTGGCGCGGGCCGTGTCGCGGTCTCGCTGAGCGTTCGAGCGCGTGAGCGACGCATTGGCGTCGGCGTTGGCGATCGCGGCGTTGTAGGTGCGCTGCGCGTTTGCGTCGGCGGTCGTGCGGGACCGCTGAGCGTTGGCGTTCGATGTGCCGCGGGTGTTGTCCGCGTTGGCGACGGTTGCCGCAAACGTGCGCTGCGCGTTGGCGTCGCCGGTGTCCTTCGAACGGCCAGAATTGGCGGTCGTCGTGGAGTAATTCTTTTTGGCGTTCGCGTCGCCGGTGTCACGCGTCGCGTCCGCATTTCGGGCCTCGGTCACATAGGAGTTGTTGGCATTCGTTTTTGTGGCGTTAGCGTCGTTGTTCGTTGTAGCCGTCGTTACCGCTATATCCTTGTTCGTGACATTTAGGGCAAGCGCAGAGTTCTCGGCCATTATCTCGGTTGAGTTCCTGGACGTCTCGTCTACCTGATTTTGAGACAACTCGATGCCCTTCTCGGTGGCTGCGTGCCCCGCCGCGACGCTCGCGATCGTCTGGATGCCGTTGTTGATAGCACCTGCAAATGTCACGTTAGCTTGCCGCGGATTCGCGCTCTCGAGATGCGAGAAGCCCTCGAGCATCGAGACGCCTGCCTGGCCTGCCATCGAGACAAACGCCTGTGCGTCGCTGATGTTCTGGAGCTCGCGGGAATAGCCGGCGCTCCAAGCCTGAATAGCTTGGTTAAGTGAATTAGACTTTCGGGTGACGGTCGCCGCGTTCGAATTGCCCTGAGCCGTCTTGTAGGCCGCGGCCGCGGTGGACACGGCCGCGTTTGCGACAGCAGTGTCGGCTAGGTTGTCCGTGTTAGCCTTGGCCGTACTGGCGCCGCGCCGCGTGTTCGTGCGTGCCGTGTCGTTCGACTGGAGCGTCGTGTCGCGGGCGGTCTCGGCGCTAGAGATCTCGTTCGTGTAGCCGGTGGCATTCGAGGCGAGGGAATTCGTCTGAGCCGTCGTCGCCGATCGCTGCGCGTTCGTGAACGCGGTCGCATTCGACGCGTTGGCGTTGGTCTGGCCGGTCGCGTTCGACGCCTGCGCATTCTGGAGCGCCGCGAGCGCGGAGCGGTTCGCGTTGTTCTTCGAATTCGCGGCCGACGCGTCGGCATTGGTATATGCCTTCGAGATCGCCGCGAGCTCATTCTGATATGAGGTGTTGGCAGAGCGCACGCCGTTCGTATAGTCCGTCTCCTTCTCGGTGAGCGCCTTCACGTTGTTCGCGTTGTAGTTATGAAGTCTGAAACGATCGTAACCGCGCTGGTAGATCGCGAACGTGGGAATGTCGAAACCGAAATCGAAATCGCGGAAATCGGAACCCGGCAGCGACTCGCGGAACTCGCGATCGCTGAGGTCTTTCCAGGTGAACTCGTTCGGCTCGCCACCGCCCACGCCCGACAGGAAAGCCTCGAAACGTATGAACGGATACGCTAGGGAGACGCGCTTCTGGATTTCGAGGGCGCCGGTGTCCTCGATCTTGATGATCGACGCGTTGCCGGCTGAATCGGATACCTCGATCGCGGCGTAGGGATATGTATAGAGCTTCGCCAGCTCCGCGTACTCGGCGGGGTAGTTGAAATCCTCTTTTGTGAAATGGAGCTGCTTGATGGCCTCGTTGTTCGGCTGAACTTCCCAGCAGTCGAAACCGTTCTGGCCGGTTCCGAAATAGAGGAAGGCGAAACGGTCGAGATCTGCATAACTGTGGCCCGAGTTTGCGAGATCTGCCCAGGTCTTACCGGTTGCGGCCAGCTGTCGCCACGTCATCGAGTCCTTTGCGAGGACCTTGAAGTTGTTTCCCTTGACGATCATCGATTCATCGACCATGAACACGGCCTGGATCGTCTCGATGATCTGCGGGGCCTGCGCCACCGCTGCAGCCATGAACTCGGCAAAATCGCGACCTGCGACTGCGAACACCGACACGCCGTTGGGCGTGGCGTCGGAGTTCGATGCGGTCGGGTCAGTCTCGAGGTTTAGACCGGAATAGTCGATACCGCCCGCGGCGATCTGCGCGCCGTTTATGCCGGCATCGGCGCCGGCGCGGTCGCCGGTGCTGTAGAAGGCGGGATTGCTCGGCACGATTGTATCGACGGAACCGAGCGCCGCGAACGCGTCGCGGGGCATCGTCGTGGCGATCAGAACGTATTTGGTTCCGGATCCGAACGGGATGAACTCGGACGCTTGCACGGCCGCGGGCTCACCGAACGCGACATCTTTTGCGAGCAGGTAGCGGTTGTTGGCGATCGGGTTCGCCAGGTATGCATCGACATTCGACGCGGCCACGGGCGCATGCCCGCGGGCCAGCATCATGTAGTTGATATCGATTCTGTTGATGTAGGTCGTCCAGACGTCTAGCTCGACTGTCGCGCTCGTGGTGTTCGCCGCGGTGAACTCGACATCATGAACGAAATAGAAGAAACGGCGGGAATGCTCGTCCGCGAACGGGACCGGCGCCGGGGCAAACTCGACCATCAGGTAGTTGTAGTTTACGAGTTCGTCGAACGGCACCGGTAGCTTGATCGACTGTTTGGGCAGCACGCGCATACCCGATTCGAGTACATGGATCGGCGTCTCGAGTGAATCGAAATAGGCATCGCGCGCCGCGTCGTCCTCGAACTTCACGACGTTTTCATAATCTCCGCACCAGTTGACATTGCAGAGCTTCAGCTTGGTTCCGGGCTCCCAGCGGGTATAGTCGAACGCCTGTTTGATGGCGTACGGATCGACGTTTTTAATTCCGGGGAATTTCTCGGAGTCGCTTAGATGTGGAAATTTTGCGGACATGCGCCCTCCTGTTTAATCAAGTGGTTTCACTCGATTATAACAGGGGACGCGTTGCCCACCTCGATTCGCGGAGTGTGGGTGTCGACCTTAATTGCGATGTACTTATCTCGATCGTCGATCTTGCGGCGGTAATGCTTCTCGAGGAAGCGAACGGTCGCCGCGTTACTGAACTTGATAGTGTCTCCGATCGTCTTCCAGATCGGCCACAGAGCCTGAGCCCGGTGACACTTGACGCGCACGGTGCGGCCTAGGTAATCGGTCACGTCTTGATCAAATTCGTCGGCTGCTTTCGGCTTATCGCGCATGAGCGTGTGCGCGACGGACGGGGCAAGCGACGCATTGTATCCGAGCGTAAGGTTTACGGCCTCCGCGGGGCTATACCCTTTCGATAGCAGCCAGTCCAAAACGTCCTCAATGTGGTAGCAGCCTTCCCAGCCATCGGGGTGCTCTGGACGCGAGATACCTGCCAGCGTTACGTGGCTGTGCCCGTTGACAAACGAGACGCGGGCCTTGTTCCACAGCTCCACGTGATCGCTGTAATAGATCTCCCCGGTCTTCTTGTCCGCGGGCTCGATATCGAAGATACCGATATCGGTGAGCGGACTCGCGAGATCCGGGAAATACTTCCGGTTATGCCCCTGGACTCGATTGAGAGCCGCGGTGCAAGCGTCGTGAAGCGGTTTGAGCGCGTCGAGCAGATCGGTATACTCGTACGGCTCGGCCAACGCAATCTTCATCGAGTCGGTATCACCGCCCGTGATCATCGCGGCGGATCCGAAACGCTCGAAGATCAGGCGGATTGCGATAACCAGATGCTGGCGCGAACCTGCGACGATGCGGAGCCCGTAGGTGTACAGTACGCGCGGGCGCTCGGGTGCGAGCTCGTCGAAATTGTCTTCCGTCGGCTTCGTGGCTGAGTCCAGACGAATTTCGCCGGCCGCATCCACCATGAAATCGGGACGCCATAGCTGCATCGCCTGCGTGCCGTAGATTCCGTTGAAGGCGCCCTTCGTGGCGACGTTGTAGTAAGCGTTGAGCGCTCCTTCTGTCATCGTACCGGCGCGGAGCTGGTCGGCGATAGACTCGGGAATATCGTTTGGAATCGGATCGGTGTAGCCCTCGCCGGGGTTGTACGTCTTCGTCAACTTTTTGACGTGCGATTTTTGCTCGAACAGGATATTCGATTGCAGGGAAACGTAATCGGGCGGTGTCATCGAGCACGCGGTGAACTCGCCGGCGATCGCCTCGAAGCTATCGAAATCGTAGACCTGTGCGACATTCCACAGCTCGACCTCGGACAGGCACAAACGGGCCTCGCGGGCCTTGTACAGCTTGCCGAACGCGAACTCAGCGCCGGTGGCTGCATCCATCCAACCGGATGCGCGCGCCGCGTTCTCGACGGCCGCGTTAGCCTCGGCAGGATCGTCGTCGTCGGTCAGGCGCTTATCGGTGAACTTACCCTCCGCTAGCGTTGCGATGCCGTAGAACTCGAACGCAGATCCTGCCTTCAGACGCAGGTTTTTGAAGATGAACACGCCATGTAGCGCGAAATCGAACGGCTGCCAATAATATTTGAGCACTCGATCCAGCGGGGTGTTCGCGACGTTCTCGGCGATCATCTGGAAAAACTCCATATTGTCGGCCTTGCGGAATTTATGCGGAATCCTGCGGCCGTTGATATACATGTGGTGCATTGATGTAACATCAAGAGAACAAACGCGGTGCATAATCTGCATCGCCGTGCGCGCGGCTGTGAACGTCAAGCCACCGCGGAAGGCTGCTGTGCGGAGCGACATCGTCTGGAAATCAGGCGGAAGCTCCCGGAGGCATAGCTGTTCAAACATCACGCCCAGCGACGTGCGCTTTGGTTTCAGGCCGTAAATCTCATGGACGGCCATCTGGCGTACAAGTGAAGTTTTGGTCATCACGCGCACGCCCAGCATATCCGGGGTCAGCCACTCGTAGGAATGGAGCAGAAAACGGAAATATGCGGGGATAACCTGCACATCTCGGCGCATATAGAACAGCTCACGATCAGTAAGCGGAGTTTGCGGCGTCCGTATCAGCGAATAATCCAGATCGCCGACGGCCTTGGGGAGTCCCGCCGTCGAGCCCATCGACTTGAGACCGGACATATCGAGGAAGAACGTATCCCAGAAACGCAGCGCCAAGCGATCATCTTTGTAGAGATCGAAGCAGTAGACGTGCGTAGCGGTCTGAGCGGTCACCTTGCACTCATATTCGGCGCAGAGATCGGCTTGAAGCGTTTGCAGGTCGAACATGAGGTTGTAAGCCGCGACGATCGGGATATAATCCCCGCCGCGCTCGGCTTCGTCGATGATCTGCGCGATAACGCCCATGGAATCGAGCTCCGAGCGGAGAATCGTAATATCGTCATCACGCTCGGGCTCGTACTGGTAAAGATTGACGTCGGCGATTCGGTTCCAGATATAGGCATAGGCGAATGCCTGCTGTGCATCTTCCACGCCAACCGTCGTGGTCTCGGTATCGTACACCGCGGCGATTTTGAAGGGACGTTTTTTCTTTGCCATTATCGCCGCGCTCCTTTCTGTGCGGTTGTTTAGTGTAGCGCACCGTACGCCACCGCGATAGCTTTCTGCGTCGGGGAATCCAGACTGTCGAATGTCTCGTTGATCATGTGGTTCCACGCTGGCGATGCGGTATCGACCTCGTCATATTGAATGCCCATGTAATCCGCAACGAACATTTCAAACGTCACGCCACCTTTTTTCATATCGGCATCGAGCGCTCGGGAATATAGATCCCAGAGATCCAAGCCGGGATGCGCGGCTAAGATCGACTCGTAGCGGTTCGGGCTTTCGCTCGACTGCCAATCGCGCTGGTAGATCATGAAGAACGCTTGCACCTTGATACGGCCTTCGCCTGGAGCACCGAATATCGTCTGCTGCTTGTCCATCGCGCGACGCATTTCGCTTTGAATGAAAAGGTTTCGGTTGCGCTGCCGCGTAGGGGCTTCGTTTAAATCGAGGAGGCGTTGAAACTTTTGTGTTTTCTTGGTATCGCTTTCGCCACGCTTGAACGCGGATCGCCTGACGGCCTCGTTGATGTTTTTCGCCTCGCGCCGGTAGACCTGCTTAATGCCCTCGTCTTTCTCGAGCTTAGCCTGCGCCTGTAAGCGCTTTGCTCGTCGCTGCAATTTGCGACGCAGATTTTGGGCCTCACGCGATCGCCGACGTGTCTCAGGGTCGCGGGCCATTAGAGGAAACGCCTGCCGTTGATGAACGTCTTGGAGTCGTCGAGAGCGAAACGATCCAGACGCGGCCAGTCGATGCCTTTGCGATCGCACCAGCCAGAGTCGATCAGGGAACATGCCTCGCGGAGGGAATAGTTCTCATGGAAGATAAACCAGACCAGCGCGATACGCTGATCCAAACGGTACTCATTCACGTGATGCTCGGCCCAGCTCGGCACATCGCGGATATCGTGACGGTAGGAAATGCGGTTGGACACCTGCGCGTAGTTCATTCCGATGTAGACATATTTATCCATTAGATTCCAATTCCTTTCACTCGTTGCCCTGTTGACGGTTTCAGTATATGCCGGATCGGGTGAGCGTGGAGGAAATTCACAGGATGCACACAACAGCGGATCGGGAGCGGACATGGCTGCCAGGCGCCCGCGGTCGGAGCGGGCGTGGCGTGGACGTTGGCGTGGACGTCGGCGCGGACGATCGGCGATGGGGGTTCGGGTCGGTCGGGTGCTGTCTCTTATACACA